TCGAAACATAATCTTTCTTTAATCCGTTGGCCTGTGCCGGAGTAAGCTTATGAGCAAAAGCTAATTGCTTAAAAGCATCATCTCCAAATTCCATGCCCTCAAATCCCTCTGGCGCTGCAATAGCTTCAAGCTCGTACTTCGATGGATCTTCCGGTACTCCGAGCGCTCTGTTTAGATGCGCGATCGCCACAACATCGTCAGCATCTTTTGGTAGCGCAATCTTCTCATGGCCAAGCAACCCCGAAAGCTCAAGGTAGCTTTTCGCCATATCTTCGGGTTTCTTAAATTTCTGGATCGATGGATTCGCTTTAATGTCGGCCGGTAGATCATCATACCATTGCTTTACTGTTGCCGGAGCTGGATCTGCTGCTGCCGGAGCTGCTGGCTTTGGATCAGCCGGAGCTGGATCTGCTGGCGCAGCTGGGTTAATAGGATCTGGATTGTTCAAGCTGGGATCTGCTACTGCTGGGCCTGTGCCTGGGTTGGCTGGGTTATCCATTATGATTTCTCCAATCTTTTGAATGTTTCGGCGATCGCTTCCGGTGTCCATTCCGGGTTTGTAATCGTCTTTAGGGTTAATATAACATCGCGCTTCCCGGCTTCATACTGCAACTGATTCAGATCATCTCTTGATCCGCCCAGCCAGAAGCCGCAATACTGCTCAAGAAACTTGAGCGTTGTTTCTCCAAGTGGCCCTTTGAATGAATAATCAAGCGCCGCTTTGAGTTCTTTAACTTGGATCGGATCTGTTAAGTCGATCATCTTTTATCTTAAATCCTTTTCCGTTGCATATCGTACAATTCTCAACAGCGCTAGATCCATCTTTACATAGCGCCTTGCCATCCTGGCAATCTGTTGCCGGGCATAGCTCAATATCATCAAGCTCGATCATGCGTACTCTTTCTTAAACTTGCGCCAGAAATGCTTATACGAGATCGCCACCTTATACTGTGCCGGGAAATTATCCCATGCGATCAGGCATCTAGCTCTTAACTTCTTTACCTTTACGGCTCTCATAGATTCGCTGCTCCTTTCTCGATCTCTCTCGATTCGGCTACATTCTTATCCGCTTGCGTTGCATCTCTGCCGGCTGTGCTTGCGGCCTGTGCCATCTGGAGCGCCTGGATCTGCTGCTGCTGCTGCGCTCTTGCCTGTCGGATCTCCAATACTTCTTCGCGATCATAGATCATGGAAGCCGGAGCGTTGGTAATTCCCCATAGCTCATCGATCGTTGCGTCAGCATTGATCTTATCGAGCGCTTCCGGTTTGAATTGAGCAATCTGGCCGGCAATGCTCAAGGCATTCGTTACATTATTCATTTCGGATTGTTTTTGTGCCTGTGCAAGCCGGCCAATGAATTTAACATCGTACTCCGGATTAAGGCGCATCTCTTCCGGTATCGGCGGAAGCTTTCCTTTATTCCAAAGGATGCCGATGGATCTTTCAACCAATGGCTGCAATACATCGCTCATGTATCGGCCAACAGCCGGGCCAAGTAATGTCATAGCTTCATTCGCGCGCTGCATTACTTCCGGTACTGTCATTTGCTTGGTAATATCTTGGAATGATAAAAAGGCATTCTTGAACATCATTGCGCCGGCTTTATCAGCGTAATACTGCATGATGTCCATGCCGATATTTACTTTGCCGTAGTTTCCGATCGGAGCAATGTCTTTAGTCGGATCAAGCTTACCTCTCTTGTAATAGTTTACTGCGCGCGGATTGAAATTCATAGGCGCAAGGAATCCAGAATCAGGTACAGCGATCGGCGGATCTGTTTGTTTCATGCCAGCTCGCAGCATCGTATCAGCCATTGTATTAAGCATTCGTACCCAGGGCAAAGCTTTCATGGCCGGAGAATATCCATAGACAACTCTTGGCCGCTTGTAGAATCTATGCGCAACGGCCGGCATGGATTGATAGCCATCTTCCTTTACGATCCGCTTGCTCTTCTCTTCAACCCACACTCCCCGGATCGCCATGTTGTTCTTATCTGTCTTACCATACTCGCGCAGCTGGCGCGGCCCAAGATAGTAAACATAAGGAAATTTCTTATCCGGATCTCTCTTGGCTGCCAGCGCTTCCATTACATCCTTATCAACCTTATCGCCAAACTTGGTATAAGCTTGCTCTGCTGTAAACTCCCAGGGCAAATAATACTCTAGCGGCTTCTCTCTTGAATCTTCTGTAATGTAGGAATTGCGGATCGGTAGGTTGTAGAATCGAATATCATCATCGAAATCTTCTTCTAGCATCAATACGGATGTGCCATAAACTCCGGATGCCTTGTAAAAGGCCGGGATCTGATTATAGAAGTTGGATCTGTTAAGCGTGTAGTTAAGCTGATCGCTTACATCTTGCATCCATTGTCGTACAGCTTTGCGCGCGTTGATCTCTTTATCCGGATGCTCTAAAAGAAACCAAGTAGAAGCGCCCGGTGTAAGATAATTTTGAATACCGGAAGCGAGAATATCTGCAAGCTCCAGAGATGTACCATCAAGCAAATAAAGATAATCAAGTTCAGTACCAGGATAGCTTGAGCGATTGATATTTTCTGTTTCAACATAGAAATAATCATGCAGCGTTTGGTAGTATGTATCAAAATTTGTCCTCGCTCCCTTTAGAGATCCTTTATGTTGTATGATCTTTTCCGGCGATAGCTCTTGTATTTTATCTTCCATCGTTCAACTCCTTAATGTATTGTACCTCAAAGGGCCGGAATCCAAGCCGCTTATAAAATTTATCTAGGCGATCGCTCATGCTGTTACACATCAGCGCCATAACAACAGAAGAAGCTCCGCGCTCTCTTGCAAGATTCTCAAAGGCATCCATCAGTTTCTTACCATGCGATCTGTGATCTTTATCAACATACCATATTACCTCTTGTACCGCGAGCTTGCCGTTAGTTAAATTATGCGTTAAGAATCCGGCGATCACTCCAACCGGTTTCTCGTTAATAACAAGGAAATAGCTGATGTCTTTACATACCTCGATCATCTGATCCAGGCGATCTTGCGTTACTCCCAGGCCGTACTCATCCAGAGATTCATCGCTGAAAGCTTGGCATAGCCGCGTTAGATCCGGGCCAAAGCTCGGATGCCATCCAATTACATTGATCTGTTGCGTTTCTGTTATCATTCGCCTAGTAATGTTTTGGTTGCTGTTCCGCTTTTCTCTTCATTCGATAATCCGAAAGGCGATGTAAAGATCGTATTGTTGCGCGCAACTGCCCGGCGCTTCTTCTCTATTGATTCTTGAGCTGCAACTGTGGCGCTATCAACCGATGGCGGCGCTGGTAATGCTGCTGGCGCTGCCGATTGCGATTTCGGCTGCTGTGTCATTTTGTTTACAGCATAAACTCCAGCTCCGATCGTACCGGCTAATGCCGCAGCTCCCAAGCCGGCTGCCATTGTTCCGCCGATCCCGGCCGCTGTTGCCGCTGCAACAACTGATGTGAATACAGGCATATCAATTCTCCCTTATTGTCCGGTTAATGTCTTTAATGCAATACCGGATTTCTGGCTTGTGCTTAACCCAAGCGCTCCGGTAAATACTGTTTTCTGCCTTGTCTTTGGCTTATATGTCTTTGATGCTGCCGCTGCTGTTTCAGCTGTTGATGCCTGGCCGGTTGTTGGAGCTTCCGGTTTAGGCGCTGGAGCTGGCGATTCGCTCTTATTGTTACCGCCAAATAATCTTCTTACGAATGATGCCATGTCTTTACCCCCATATAAAGTGATAGCCGAGCGCGATCATGCCGGCGATCATCAAGATCGATAATACGATCCGCTTCCATTTCTCTTTAGTCCATACCCATTGTGATAATGTTTTACCGCTGTATCGTTTAGATATATACTCTGCTATGCCGAAGAAGATCATCCATAGCGTAAGGAAGATGCCTTGCGGTATCATCCCAACTGCAAAGCAGAAGATCGGCGCGGCCAGCTGCAAGATCGTTAATACCCATTCATTTGCTTTCATTATCAAACCTCTCTTGTGCTTCAAGAAATTCTTTATGCACTTCAATATCGATTCCATCCAAAAGCATAGCGATCCCATCGTGAACAGTAAGATCTCTTTCGCCTTTGATGAAATCTTTTATTATGCTCTTTATTCGTTCTCTTTCGTTCTCTATCATTTGAATCCAGCTATCTTAAATAGGTTGCCCGATCCCATTGCTTTCGGCTGTATCGGTGTTTTGAAATCCTCATTATCCTCTATGATCCGGCCAATGAATTGCGTTGCGTAGTAGGCCATCATCAAGCTATCAGCATCATCAGGCGATTTGAATCCTTTGCTCTTCATGATCTCTTTGCTTACAATGATCTTCTGGCCGTTGCTCTTGTGCGTAAACATTACTGTCAGCAATGAATCGATCAGCTGTTGCGGCAATTCGCCCATGTAACCCATGTTTACCAGCTCATTCAGCTTGCAAAACCATTCCGTCTTTACATTCGCATAGCTGTTGAAAGCTTCAACATGATCCGCGCCACTCCATCCGCCATGAAACTCATTGATATTATACTTGAGTTCCGTAAGCCGATCACATACTCCAACCAAACCATCGGCATCGATCGCCACCGCATCCAGCTTAAAGCGTGTGATTAGATCAATGATC